CCAATAGACCCGGTCGCCCGGAAGGAAGATGTCCGTCGATTCGATCATCTTCGGGACCATGATCTTTTCGGCGTGGTAGAAGAGAACTCCCTCGTCGCCGAAATCGGCATCCTCCAGCAAGGCACCAACCGTGTCCTGCACGAGATGGAGGTACGAATGGCGGGCGCCGGCCACATCTGCAGCCTGCGCTGTCGCGATTCCCTCCATCCCGGCGGACAACTCGCACGTGAATTTGAGTGACCGCCAATCCCCCATCGGGGTTGCGGTTCTAAGAGCATCGGGCATTGTGTTTTCTCCTTAAGTTTGTTTCAGTCTTTCCGCATCTAACGGCTTCTCCGCTTCTCCTAATCGGTCTTGATGAAAGGGTTCTTCGCGGGATCGGTGTACTTGTCCTCGGCCCCGCCGCCCTTGTTCTTGTCCGCCTCGGAGCCAGTTCCACCCGCCTTGTCCTTGCCTCCGCCGGCATCGGTTTCGACGCCGAATACCTTGGCATCCTTCCCGTACTGATCGAGCTGGGAATCAAGATAGGCGTTGAACTCCTTCTCGAACTCCTCGGGCTTCTGGGGCACGAAGTTAGGGAGCCGGGCTTCAATGTAGGCCGCCTGCTTCTCGTTCAGCTTTCTCGTTTCCTTCTGCTTCTGGAAAAGCGGCCCAGCCTGCGTCTTCGCCGCGTCGAGCGCGAGGCCCTTGATCTTTTCATCCCGCTCCGTGATCTTCGCCTCGAGTTCCCGCCTTGTCTTGTCGAATCCCTCCTCTGTACGCTTCCTGTGGGCATACTCGCCCGCGACGGCGCGCTTGTTCTCGGAGTCGACCAAGCCCTTGACCGAAGGATCATCGGCTAATATGTCCGCTCCGAATAGATCGGACGGCTTAAGTTTTTCCGCCTTGATCAGATCGCGAATCTGATCAATCGTTACCGTTTCTGGCATGACCTCTCCTCTGCCAACCGAAGAGGCTCCGGCTGGCCAGTGTGATTTAAGCGATATCCCAGCCGCAAGGCTGGGATTTCGATTCCTTTTTCTATGCGATTGTCCTTGATGAAAGCCTGGAGCTGGCCCAGCAGTGTGGCGCCCTCAAACCCCGGCTTTTCGAACTGCGAGCTGGCCAGGGCAATCCCAGAAACGTCATTGACGTCCGTAACCACGAGATTGGCTCCCGGTTCGTAGTCCATTTCTATGTCGGCTTCGATCGAGGCCACATCGAGCGGAAGATGACGGAAGTCCTTATAGATATGGCAGACCGCGAGCGAGCTCAGGCCGTGCCAGGTGTCCATCAGCTTCTTGGCCACGACCCGGCCTATGGGGACCCGGCCATCGTGGTCATTCGTCTCCGCGTGCCCGTGGAAAAGTTCGAGGCCGATCTTTATCTTGTCGTGAAGTTTCCGGATGATATTCTGGTACCAGCGTTTCACGATGTTCCCGACGCCGATCATGTTGCCCTTGGCTTCGCCCTCGTGGCCGACGATAAAAGCCTTGAAAAGCGGCGCCGGATCCTGGCGCTTGATCTCCTTCATCGTCTCCGGCGGAATGAGCTTGGCGATCTCGTCATCGGCCATGCAGCGTAATTGGGCTCGAATTCTCATGGCTATCTCACCTGGATAAGATCGAAGATCTCGGCGTGGTCCGCCTTCATCGCCGCGAAATCACGCCAGAGCTGCTTCCGCTTATAGCGGGGCATCCCGATTTTCTTAATGCCTCGATCGACAAGAATGAGAAGCCGCTGCGCCTTGCGGATCCGCCGCTTGAGGAGCCAGCGCCGATATGCGCGGATCATGTCTTCTTTGTCCTCCCTGCTTTCTTCTTGGGCTCGGTGGTCGCCGGCAGCTGCGCCTGCTTTGCCCTGGCCGCCCTCAGCTCCTCCACGGCCTGGGCCCGCTTAGCCAGCCGTTTCCTCTCCTCGAGGTCGATCGTCGTGAGCATCCCGCCCCCGACCTTGCGGGTTGGGCGCTTGTCGACTCCGGGAAACGCCAGGGACTTAAACGCCAATTCCCTGGGCTTGAGCTTATTCGTCGTCACGATCCTGAGCTTCTCCGGCTCGCCCTGGGGCGCCGGCTGCGTTTTATTCGTTGAGATCATCACTCCTCCTCGAAGGTCCTAATCATCGGATTCTGTTTTGGGTCGGTATACTTCATCTCCTGGGCGTGAGCGTATTTTGCCCGCATTGCCGCCTCCGCTTTTTCTCTCGTGTCTGCGCATGTCCTCTGGCCTGTTTCCTTGTTTCTGAAGCACCATTTTCGTTTGCCGTCAACCGTTTCCTCTTTGATCTCGGTATAAGGCATCGTCTATCCTCTTAACCGGCCGAATATCTCGTGCCAGGCGTTGCTGAGCCGGTGGACTGCCAGCGGGATCATGAGCCACCACAGGCCAGCCAGGATGAGCCCGAAGGCCCCTGCCGCGATCCAGACGCTGAGGCACCAGCCGCAGCTGAAAAGCGGCCAGCCGATCTTCCTGAGCCAAGCAAAGAGCTCCGAGTGCAGAAGGATCTCGACCACGGCCTCGACGGCGATAGCGCTCAGCACGATAAGCCCGACGAGTCTCATTTCACCGCCTCCCGGTATCCGCAACGCTGGCACTTGATGATCGCCTTAACGCCCCGCCGGCGCTCGACACAGCAGGCCCGTTTCTGCCTGAGCCCGATCCTGCCGCATTTCGGGCATGGTCGCTTTATGAGTGCTCCGACGATCATTCCTCTCCCTCCTCGTCAGTCTCCGCCTTGAGGCGCTCGAGCTCCGTTTTCGCCCGTACCTCTTCCGCGGCCTCGCGCTCTTTCTTTCTCTCTGCCTCGACCTCCATGTCTATGCCCGGGATCTGCGAGGCGACGTATTCTTTGGAGATGATGCCCCCCGTGGCCGCCGGAATGAGAACTCTCTCGATCCTGTCCCAGTGCTCCTGGGTTATCTGCGGGATCTCGACCTTGATCCGCCTCGGGTTGAGCTGCTTCTCAATGCTCTTCTGGGAGAGGCCCGACTCCTTGTTGAAAAGCCGCATAGCTTTCTCTATGAGTTCCGTGTAGGCACCGATCCAAATCTGGCGCTCTTTCACCGTGGCCGCCATGACGAGCTCGCGGGTATTGTCGCCCGTGGCCCGGTTCTTGAGAAGGTCAAGGAGGCCCAGGTAGTGGATCGGGATCCCCGTTGTTCCGGAGATTATCTTGATGCACATCTCGATCTCGGACAGAAGGTTCTGGAGCCCGCCGCCGTCGGGGCCCTTGTAGCTGAATATGCCGGTATGGATAAGGAGCTTCCCGATCTTCCAGTTTATGTCTGTGATCTTCGCCTCAAGATTTTTGACTTCCTCCGCCGTCTCCATCTGGAAGTCGGGCGTCGGAGAAGCGAAAAGATGGTTGATCTTCCGGAGGTCGGTAAGCGCCCGGTCAAGGCGGTCAACCTGGGTCAGGCATTTCATGATCTTTGGCTGGGCGTCATCGGGGTCATAAACCCGGCCGCCGAATTTCTTGTAGACGAACTGCTCCTCGGTCAACGAACCGGCCTTGACCGTCCCCGTGGCGCTCCAATAAATTCTCTTGTACCAGAGGTAGTCCTTGGCATCGGTTTCGATCTTGTATTTCTTGGTCGTCCAGGGAATGAATCGCGTGGACACCATGCCCGGCCACAGCTTCGCCCTGTCCGGGTCGTCGTTATAGGCGTCCTTGTCGTAGAAGATGTTGAGCGCGACCTTGCCCTCGATCTCCGCTTCCTTGACTATCTCTTGGCTCATCTCGGCGTCGAGCCCGTTATAGCCAAAGAAATCCTTCACCCACTGGAGCTCCAGCTCGGCCTCCTTCCTCGTCCCCGTTGTGGATGAGACCTGGACGCCCTCGCCCAGGATGAACACCGATCGCAAGTCTATGATCGCCCCGGTCTGCGTGCAGCCCCAGTCGTCCTGATTCGTGTACTTGTCGCTTATGGCCTGGACGGCCTCGGCATAGTCCTGGTAGTCGTTCCCCTTATAGCTCTTCTCGACCTCCTGGAGGCTGAGGATGTCCTTAACAAGCAACTCCTGGACTTGTCTATAGACCTCGATCCGTGTCTCGAGCTTCGCCTTCGCCTTCTGCATTTCCTGGAGCTGCGCTCGATTGGGGAAAAGTTTCATCTTTTTTGTCCTCAATCCGGCGAGACATCGCGCTCGACGACCACAACGTCGGCACTGGCCGGTGAGACCGGCTCGTAGAACGCCAATAGGAAACCATCCGCTTTGTCTGGGCTTTTTGACGCCCGCTTCTTATAGTCCTTTTTGCTCTCTACCTGGCGCCGGCCTTTCTTGTCCAGCTGCCCGGAAATCGTCCGGCGATTGACAAGTTCGACCATCAGGCGGTCGTCTTGAGGACAGGCGATCTCTTGGATGAGCTTCCCGACCTCGAACCACATCTCGGAAATCACGTTGGGATAATGGTCCGGATCCTTGGCCACGGCGCCGAAATTCACGGGTACAACGTTGAATTTGTCCCGCTGGAGGATATCCACCACCCCGCCCCCCACGCCGGTGTCATCGACCTTGATCCTCATGGTCTTGTTCTGGCCGAAGAACCGCTCCGCTTCCTCGGCGATAAATACGAGCTTCGCTTTCTCCGGGAGCTGGGGAGTGGGGATCGTCTTCGAGGCCAGAACCTTCATGCCTTTGCGATGGAAGAACACCGTGTCGTCTTCTCCGCCTCGGGCCACGTCGATCCCGCCCTCCTCCTGGCCCTCGGCATTGAACTCCTGCTTCCCGGCGTTGCTGAACATGGCCATGACCTGCGAGAGTTTGATGATTGTGTCGGCGCCGGCGTCTACTATTTCGCCTTTGACTTTGGTCTGGTAGAGAGGCGACTCCTCGCCCCATTCCGTCTTGCAGTCATCGATGTATTTGGGCGTGGCGATCCGGATGACCGTATCCTGCGGGGCGATCCACTTCCGGCGGAAGACATCGGGCCGCTGGATGTCCGGCATGTCGATTGCTGCGAACGCCTCACCCGTCACATAGGGCGATTCCTCAGCCGAGATATGGATGCGATTCCAGCCGTGATTTTCAGAGGTGAATATTTTGTGGAACTGCTCACCTACCTGAACGCCGTCCGTCGTCGAGATAGCCAACCATCGACAGAGTCCGCCCGTCATGAGGCCGCGCACTGAATCCCATAGCCATTGAGGAATGCCCTTGGCCTCGTCGAAGATGAATAGGATCGCCGGCGCATGCCAACCCTCAGCCCGGGCCGGCTTATCGGTCGAGAACCCATAGGCGTAGTGAGACTTGTCGTCCGTCTTTATTTCCGTCATCAGGCATTCGCCTTCGAGGACGATCCTGGAGGTCGCATAGATGTTGTTTATCTCCGACCATAGGAGCATTTTCATCTGAGGGAATGTCGGTGCTGTGGTAATCACCTTGGAGGCAGGAAAACAGTTAAGGAACCAGACCGCGATCTCGGCAGCGGTATATGTCTTCGATACGCCGTGGCAGGCGCGGACAGCGGTTTTCTCGTTGTCGCGGACGGACCAAAGTATCTCCCGTTGTTTCGACCAGGTCATATGCCCCAGAGCGTGTTCAACGAAGAACACGGGATCACGGCGATAACTCAGCATGAGCTCAGCCATGACCTGATGTGCTTCAAGCTCGGCTGCCGCTTCCATCATTCAATCCTTGCATAGACTTTTTGAAGTCGGCCATCGTGAGGCGCGCTTCAACTTCGAGCTTCCCCTCGATCTTCGTGGGGAATAGCCCAAAGTGTTGCCCCAGTTTCTCGAGGGCCTGCACCTTTGGATGGAGCTCGAACTCGATCTTATCCGTGACGATGCTCGTGTCTTTTCCGTCCGCAGACTCGCGGATCGTCCTGGTTTCTTTGATGGACTTCAGAGCCCTGCTGGTAGAGTGCGGCATTTCATCGAACATCTTCGCCCGGATCTCGCCGCCTTCCAGAATATCGAAGTAGTCCTTGAGATCGCTCCGGCCGATGATCGTCAGCTCGCGGAGTATTTCGTCCCGGTCCATGATCGCTTTGTCGATCCGATTTTCGGTCAGCTTCTTGATGGCCGCCTTAATGGCCGCTTTTGACAACAGCCTGGTGCCTTGCTGTCGAGCCGTCTTCTTGGAGTAGCCGCAACGCTGGGCTGCCTTGGTAGCATTGAAGTCCTTGACGTACTCGTAGGAGAAAAGGCGCTGCTTCGCGTTGAGGCTCACCCGCGTTCCTCCAGCTTCTCGAAGATCCTCTGATGGTCTTCTCGATTCTCCTTCATGAAGGCGTCCATCGACTTATCCCTGTTCTTCTCATTCGTTTCGACGATCGTCAGGCGCTTCTCATGGTCCACGCACGGCTTTGCCAGGGCGCCGTTTGTTTTCCTGCTTCCGTTTCTGCCTCTGATGATGACGAGCCAGGTCGCCATGTTGGAGACGGCCGCCATGCCCACCGCAGCCCAAGTGACGGGTTCCGCCATGTCAGTCCCCTTTCTTCCTCAGCTCCTCCCGGAGTTTCTTCACTTCTTCCTTGAGCTCAAACACCCAAAGGATGAAGGCCTGGTTGACGATCGCGTTCCCGTCCTTGTCGAAGGCGAGGGGATTAAGCCGGACCTCCGGGCCCGGGTTGAGGACGTCGTAGCTCGGGTAAAGCGCCGGGTTGTAACTGTGGCAGGCTGGGCTAAGGCTTATACAGACTG